TGAAGGTGTAGTTGAAGTACAAGAAGATTTTGAATTAATATGTTGGGACTTCGTATCAAACCCATCAACACAGGGTGCATTTATGAGACCAACTTCAATGCATGAATCAGTAAATAAAGAAATTAAGATAAATAAATATAATCGCACGAATGATATCATTACATCGATATTATGCGACGATGGAAAATGTAGGATATAAGTATGTGGGAAAAAGGAATAAAATTACAAGCTATCGTTGATCTATTAAATGAATCAGATACAACAAAACAAACAGTATTTAGTGACCAACCAGCAAAGGTTACTAGACGAGAAAAACGACAATTAGTAAATTCTCTACAAGAGTTTTCACAAATGGGTTCTGAGATATACAGCGAAAGTAACTTAACAGAATTAACAGAAAATTTAAATACTATAGTAGCAATTGCAACTAGAATATTAACTGAGCATGGCGATTTAACAGATAAACTAACTGCAGGTCGTCATATGAAATTAATAGAAGACTCACTTAAAGTATTTAAACAAGATGCTGAGGCAGTAACATCCGCATCTGCTAGAATGCGAGAATCATTCACAGATATTAAATTTGCATTATCGAAATATTTCGAAGTAAAATAATTTGGATATTAAATAATTTATTTATATAATAGGTTTAGAATGAATAACAAAATACAATATAAAGATTTCTTTGGATTAAAAGAACAAGCAGTAGCAACCACGACGGGGTTATCTGTTGCTCCGGACAAGCTGACTGATCCAAATGTACAAGCACAGATTAAAAAAGGTGTAAAAGTGCGTGTAGAGGGTGAAATAGACGAAGCACAACTATTAAATCATATTACTGATTATAAAGGTGGTGTTGAATATGTATTAGTAGATCCGGCAACTGCAATGAATGTAGCAGATGAGATTAAACAATTTGCTGCTAAAAAACGTATCGATATTATTAAATTTAAAATGTCATCATCCGGTACCGTAGGATATTTCTTATTTAAACTAGGGGAAGATGCTGCAAAAGAATCTCAACAGATACAAGGATATATTAGTCAGAAGCCCGAAGTTAAACATTTTAGATTTAATGTTAGACAACAAAAGCAATCACGTGAGCAATCAATGTAAAAAATAAATAACAAGTTATATGAGTAAAAAACAAAAACACCATCAATCAATAATACCAGGTAATGGAATGGGTATTGTTGTAGTTAATAAAGATTTAGGTTCTGCATTAAAAACCTGGAAACGAAAAACTAAAAATAATAATTTATCTGAACGACTGATTGAAAACAGAGAATTTCTTAAACCTAGTGTAGTACACAGAGCAAAAATGATATCTGCTACATTTTTACAAATGGTTAAAACTAGAAGAGAAAAAATTTAACTATTCTATACTTTAATTAATTAATAAGCCCCTTCTTAAAATAAGTTGGGGCTTTTTTACTGTTTTTTCAAACACCACTATATTTATATAAAAATACGTTATTATCCATTATATAACGTCTAGTGCAAAATAATTTCTATTAAGATTCTAAATAATCTTACTTCCAACAAAAAAATTAAAGGAACAAACTATGGCAAAATCAGATTTGCTAAAAGAAGCAATCGCTGATGCTCGTGCTGTTAAAGAAACTGCATTAGCAAACGCTAAAATTGCGTTACAAGAAGCATTCGCACCGCGAATTGAAAGTATGTTAGCTGCAAAGTTATCAGAAGAATTAGAAGATGACGAAAATATCGATGCATCGATTGATGGTGATTTAGATATGGGATCTTCAGAAGAAATGCCAGAAGATGGTAACATGGATATGGATATGGGATCTAATGATGTTGGTGATTTATCAATCGATGTTAACAATGATGGTGAATTTGATGAATTTGATATTACATCTAGAGAACCAATGGGTAACACAGAAAATCCAGAAGATTTAAATTCTGAGTATGGTGATGAAGAAGATGGTTTGAATTTAGAATCAATCATTCGTGAATTAGAAGAAGATATGGATATCGAACCAGCATCTACCACTGAACCAGAAAATGAAATGTATGAAGGTCATGGTTATGAAGACAAAGACCATACAGAAGCTGACAATATCGATGAAATCATTGAAGCAATCTTAAGAGAAGCTGATGCTGAACCGATGGAATATGATAATGATGAAAAAGTTGCTGAATTAGAAGAAAAATTGCAATTCAGTGATGATCAGCTTCAAGAAGCGTATAGCACAGTTAAACAATTGAAATCAATCATCAACGAAGTTAATTTATTGAATGCAAAATTATTGTATACAAATAAATTGTTCCGTAACTTTGATTTGAATGAATCACAAAAAATGAAAGTTCTAGAGAATTTCGATAGAGCTGGTAGTACAAGAGAAGTTAAATTGGTATTTAGTACAATTGCTGAAAGTTTAAAAACACCAACTAAGAAACGTGTTGTTAAAGAATCATATGCATCTAAACCAGTAGCTTCAACTAAACCAACTACAATTTTAGCTGAAGGCTTTGAAATGGCTGACAGATGGAAAAAATTAGCAGGTTTAACAAAATAAGTAATTTTAAATTTTATAAAACAAAGAAACAAAATGGATATTAAAAATTTATTACAAAACCCAGACACTTCGCAAAGAAAAGCAGCGAAGATGTTACAATCAAAATGGGAAAGAACGGGTCTTTTAGAAGGACTTAGAACTGAAACTGAAGTAGCAGGTATGTCTCAATTATTAGAGAACCAAGCTCGTCAGTTAGTAAAAGAAGCATCATCTACAGGTACAAGTGCTGGATCTGAAGAGTGGGCTGGAGTAGCATTACCATTGGTAAGAAGAATCTTTGCTGAATTTGCAGCTAAAGAATTCGTTTCTGTTCAACCAATGAATTTGCCTTCTGGACTTGTATTTTATTTAGATTTTAAATATGGTACAGCTCAACCAGGATTTGACAACGATAATTTAAATAGAACAGGTGATCCATTCGGTTCTCCTAATGCTGCTGACTCTTTATTCGGTGTTACTAGTACATCTGATGATGCAAGTGGTGGTCTTTATGGCGCAGGTCGTTTCGGTTATTCTATTAACGAAGCAACTGCGTCAGTTACTGCAGCCAGTGCTTCTATTACTGATGCTGCTGATGTAAATTTTGATGGTGCATTTTCTGCTTCATTAGCTTCGTATAAAAAAGTAACTATTAATATTCCAACTACTGCAGATTTATATGCTGTTAGATCATTTACAATACTATCTGGATCTGCTGAGATTGTTCCAGTACAAGCATTTTCTAAAATTGATTCTAACTACACTGCATCATTTATTGTAAGTAGCTCTGTAGCAATTCAAATTTCTGCATCTAGTGCAGCTAATAACTTAAAAATTGTATTTAGCAAACAACCGACTGAGGTTACTAGAGGTGATTTTGAGGACAACAAAGGTGCATTCTCTAACGGATACAATGTTGATGTTGAAATTCCTGAATTGAACTTAGAAATGCAATCAGAACCAATCGTTGCTAAAACACGTAAGTTGAAAGCAGTTTGGACTCCTGAGTTTGCTCAAGATTTAAATGCATACCACTCAATTGATGCTGAAGCAGAATTAACTTCAATGTTATCTGAATATGTATCAATGGAGATTGATTTAGAGATTTTGGATATGTTGATTTCAGCAGCTCCAACAACTGAGTATTGGTCAGCATTAAACAATAATGTATGGAATGGATCAGGATTCACTCAAGCAGCTGCTGGTACAGTTGGTGCATCTGGAGATGGTTTCTATAATACTCAAGGTGGTTGGTTCCAAACTTTAGGAACTAAACTTCAAAAAGTATCTAACTTAATTCACCAAAAAACATTGAGAGGAGGTGCTAACTTCTTAGTTACATCACCACAAGTAGCAACAGTATTAGAATCTATACCAGGATTTGCTGCTGCGACTGATGGAACTAAATTAGAGTTTGCTGCAGGTGTTCAAAAAATTGGTGCTATCGAAAATAGATACACAGTTTATAAAAACCCATACATGAAAGAAAATGTAATATTAATGGGATTCAGAGGAGCACAATTCCTTGAAACTGGAGCAGTTTTCTCTCCATATATTCCTTTAATCATGACACCATTAGTTTATGATCCAATCAACTTCACTCCACGTAAAGGTGTTATGACACGTTACGCGAAGAAAGTGGTTAGACCGGAATTTTATGGTAAGGTATATGTTCATGGATTGAATTCACTTTAATTAAAGTAATTTAATTAACGGAGAGGGATGGTGAAAGCCATCCCTTTCTTACTGTTTTGATATTTATAATAAAGTAAAGAAATATAATATATGGCAACTCCAAGAACAAAATATTCAATGATGGCCCGAATTAGATATGACGGTCGGTTAATTGATGTATTAGATAGAATTCGAGCTATACGGTTAGTATTGATGGTTCATATCGAAAAGGATTTAGGTGAAGATAAAGAATTAATAAAAATTACAGTGTTAACACCATATCCACCTCGAGATACATATTTAGCAATACGTCGATTATGCTTAGGTAAAATAGATGAAATGAAAGATATGCAATTGCAAGAAACAACATTAACAAAATTAAATTAACTAAAATTTAAAATGTATGGCTACTCTAAACCGCGAAAAAACACCACCGAAAAATGATATTAAATTTTCAATCTCGTTATCACAAGAACAAAAAGAAGCAAAAGAATTAATATTGAATACTCCATTTAATTTTATTGTCGGTAAAGCTGGAAGTGGTAAAACATTGTTAGCAGTTCAAATTGCATTAGATATGTATTTCAAAAGGCGAGTTGATAAAATTATTATTACTAGACCAACTATCTCAACCGAAGATAACGGATTTCTACCAGGTGATGTTAATGAAAAAATGGAACCATGGTTAGTACCAATTCGAAGCAATATGCGTACGGCATACAATAAACCTGAGATACTTGAGAAAATGGAACAAGCAGAACAAATTGAATTAGTTTCATTGGCTCATTTCAGAGGTAGAACATTTTCAAATGCAGTATGTATAGTCGATGAGTTTCAGAATTTAACAAAAGCACAACTTGGAATGGTATTGGGTAGATTAGGTAAAGATTCGGTTATGATACTATGTGGCGACAGATATCAAATTGATTTACCAAGACCAGATGCTTCGGCAGTACATGAAGTACCTAAAATAAAACCATCTAAATATGTAAATGAAATTATTTTAACAGATAATCATCGACATGAAGCATTAGATGAGATATTGAACTTATTAAATGAAAAATATTAATATATTTATATTAAAAGGAGAAAATGGATTACTCAGAAAATAAACCGATATGGCCGGGCAGCTCATCATTTCAACCAGGCGATACGCCATGGGGTTTCTTTGACAGTGATACCGTATTCCAACAACATGCAGATTCATTTGCAAAATTTGCAGCACAATATGTAGGATATCCAATAATGGATGTTGAGCTAATAGATATTAACTTCTATACTGCATTTGAAGCTGCTGTAATCGAATATTCAAATCAAGTTAATCAAGTTAACATTGAAAACAATTTAATCACTACATTGGGTATTAAAACGAATGCACCATTCCTATCTAGCGGAAAAGGATTTACCGGAGCAGTAGTTGGTAACTCATTATCATATGTTACTAAATTATCAAAAGCATATGGATTGGAAGCTGATAGTGGTGGTAATTTAAAATGGCATTCTGCATCATTAGAATTAGTAGATCAGAAACAATCATATAGTATTCGCGAAGCAGTTGAAAATTCATTGGGTATAACTTTAAGCAATACAAGTTCAATTGAAATAAAACGAGTATTACATAATCCGCCACCAGCAATCGTAAGATTCTTTGATCCATTTATTGGAACTGGTTTAGGTTCTCAAAATATGTTAGATGCATTTGGGTTTGGTGGAATGTCACCGTCAGTTAGTTTTATGATGATGCCTATATCATCTGACTTAATGAGATTGCAAAGTATTGAGTTTAATGACCAGATACGTAAATCACATTTTTCATTTGAATTGCATGGTGATGATATAAAAATATTCCCAATACCTGGTACTCAGGGTAGTAGCGCAACTCAATACTTCGGTACTGTTTGGTTTGAATTTTTATTTGAAGAACAGAAGGCACACGATGCCGTCTTATTTGGTAATAACGCACTACTAACGGATGCGGTGAGTGATGCCTCCAATATACCATATACATTCCAACCATATAGTACAATTAATGATATGGGGCGTTCCTGGATATTAAGATATGGTGCTGCAATGGTTAAAGAAATGTTAGGATATGTTCGCGGTAAATATACCTCTGTTCCAATACCCGGCGCTGAAGTAACATTGAATGGAGCTGAACTAGTTTCACAGGGACAAACTGAGAAAGAATCATTGGTAACTCAATTACGTGAATTTTTAGGAAAGATGTCTAAAGAGAACATGTTAACTAGACAAAATGTTGAAGCTACTCAAATGAATGAGATGCTAGGTAAAGTTCCATTAAAAATATATGTTGGGTAAAGGTTAGATATGGCACTATTTGGAGGACGTAGAGATGCAATCTTTTTAGCATCAGTTAACAGAGAATTATTAAATGCAATTGTTGATACTGAAATAGAATTTTTTAAATTAATTGTAGAACAAAGTAATTCAAATTTATATGGTGAATCTGAAAAGAAATCATTTTATAACTCAATATTAATTCCATGTTTGATAACAAAAGATGAAAAATCAGCAAAAATGGATGATTATGGTCATTCATATACTCGTACATCTCAATTTGCTATATCGCGTGATATATTGGAACGAGCTAACTTTTATCCTGAGGTTGGTGATATTGTATTTTGGGACAATGAATACTATGAATTAGATGGTATAGATGCAAATCAATACTTTGTAGGTAAAAATCCAGAAACATGGCCAAATGGTGGCAATCACGGTTATAGTGTTTCTGTTGTATGTAACGCACACGCAACTAAACAATCAGCTCAACAAATTAAAAATATCCGTTTTGGTGGTAATAATGATTTACCGGCATATAAACAATAAAGGAGGTGACTTATGTCACGTATTAATAGAGAAGATATTGATCGTAAAACAAATAAACCAAATCCGTCGACAACAGAAGGATTTACTCCCGATGTTCGTTTAAACCGAGCAACACAAGTACGACGTGATGATGATGTTATTCGAAGTACTCGTCGAAGTATATATGATATTGATTATGCGATGAAGGCATTCATTGATAAAGAAATACAACCGCAAATTATTGATAATGATGTAATTGTACCGGTAACTGTTATATTTGCAAATGGCGAAAAGTGGGACAATGTGCGTCGTTTAGGGTATATGCGAGATGAAAAGGGCATGCTTCAATCGCCATCAATAATGCTTAAACGAAATAGTTTTTCAGAACGAGATTCATATAAAACATTGGATGTTAATCGAAACCCATCGAACAATTATATAATACATCGTAATGCTTATAATGCTAGAAATAGATATGAAGATCGTTTATTTCCAATGCCAATAGCACACCCAGCCCCATCATTACCTATATATGTTGTAGATATACCAAAATACATTACCGTAGAATATGATATGATGATTTGGTGTGATTTTAGCACACAATTAAATGAATTGGTTAATCAGATATTCACATACAATCGTTTTAGTTGGGGAGTTGGCGATAATCGATATCATACAACATTAGGCGCTGTAACATTTGAAACAGTTAATACGGTTGGTGAAGATAGATTGGTCAGAGCATCAATACCAATGACTGTATTAGGAACATTGCAGAATGAACATGAAGTAAGAACATCCTCAATTAAAAAAATGTATTCTATTAAAAAATTAACATTCGAAACTGTAATTGAAACTGCTACTAGTATATTTGATACCACAACAGTACCATTACGATTGATATCACGCCAATCGGATATATTGTCGGGTGGCAGTGTTACTGTTTCAACTAATGGTAATAATATCAATATCGATGCAAATGCAATGATATATTTAACGGCATTAACTGATAAACAAGCATACCGAACAAACAATACAACTGCTACCGTAACAGGTACACCAAAAATAAATCCAGTTAGTTTAACAACTGCTACGGTTAATGAGTTTGACATATACGTTAACGGACAGTATATCGATAAAGTTTGTTACACATGGACACCAAATGACTTGTTATCAACACAAACAATTGTTTTCGATACAACAGCATTAGGTTATACAATTGATGTGAATGATTTAATAATTATAAATGGAAGATGGGCATAATGACATATACAAGGCAGTTTAAACCATCTCAATTAATAGCTGGGTTGTTATATGACATAACAGCATCATATGC